AGCTGGACGCTGTTGCGCCATAGCTGCCATCATCTGAGCACGACGAGGATCTTGCATACCTTGAGCCATACCGCCTTGCGCAAAGTGCTTCATCTGAATCAAGCCGCCCATCTTTGATGGAACAGGGGGTTGACCAGGAATTGGCACGGGCACAAACTTGGTATTTTGGAAGAACTGATGCTCACCACCTGCCTGACCGTATTTTGCAAGATCGCCACCGTAGTTGGCCTTGTCGCGCATGTACTGATACAGGTCAAGCGACTTGGTGAAATTGGCATCTTGCGTTGAACCTTTTGGAGGAGGAGTTGCAGAAGGGGGTCCTCCTGCTCCGCCAAGTGCACTTGTTGCAGCTAAGGCGCCGGCGCCAAGTACCCAAGGGTTTGCATTCTTGACCCAATCAACGGCCTGTGTTCCAACATTCTTAGCAGCGTCAACAAGGTTTCCGCTTGTGATCTGGTCAAGAACACTAGGAGTGCCCATGTTGGTTGTTGCATCGTAAGTGGTAGTTGTAGGCGTTGGCGTGATGGCTGTCTGGCTAACAGTCACGTCAGGTGTTGCCGCGCCGTAAGTCCGGCCACTGTCGCCAGTCCATGTATCAGTTGTGCCACGGATTGAAGGATCAAGTGAGGCGTCGCTGTAGCGGAACTCAGGCAAACCAGAAACGTCTGCAGTCAAGCCCTGACCTCCGCCCATGCGAGCAAGGTTAGGAGCATCTGGCAGTTGCAAACCAGGACCGCCTGACATACCGCTTGGTGTCAAGCTGTAGTTGGCATTGCCGTAGATGTCAAACGAGTCTGCTGGTGTGAAGTCAGGAAGCTTGAAGCCAGGGGCTCCGGACTGCATACCGCTTGTCAAGCTGTAGTCAGGCGTGAACGACGTGTCCAAGCCAGACGTAAACGTTGGCATATCAACTTGCGGAACGTTTGTGTTTAGCGATTGAAGCGGGCTTGTAGTAGTTGCTGCAGAAGCGTCTACTGCTGGAGAAGCAATTGTCTCAAGAGGAGAAGGGGCTGTTGCTGTAGGAGCCGCTGCTGATACATCAAGTGCCGGCAAATCAGTGCCCACAGGAGTAGACAAGTCGATTGGAGAGCCAACCGTAACATCCGGAGTAACTGCAGAAGGCGCCGCTGCAAGAGCATCCATTGGCACGTCAACAAAATTATTATTGGCCGCTAGGAAGTCTCCAAGAACGTCTGTTGAAGGAGCAGGGGTTCCTGCTTCTGCACCAGCACCACCAAACAGCGATGAACTTACACCGGCTCCTACGCCAGCCATTAAACCGCCTTTAACAGCTTCTCCAAAGTCTTCACCTTGAACAAGACCTGCTGCCGTGTTTGCTGCACCTGCTGCAATACCTACGCCAACAGCTCCTGAAGTTCCAAAATAAGCAGCAGCGGCTGGTCCTAAAAACGAAGCGGCTGCAACCGTTGCAATTGCAGAAAGAGGATCATCAAGGATGGGCTGGATGACATAATCATCAATTGCTCGGCCAACGTCTTTGACAACGTCAACCACCGTATCAACAACATCGCCAACAGCCTCAACTACGCCGCCAACAACGTCTTCAATGAAATCAACTACAGCACTCATTATTGTGCTCCTTCACGTTTTTGTCCGAGTTGCAAAGCAACCTGATATTGGCCGTCAGCTAGCATAGTGACGTTGTAGCCCATACCAGGGTTTGGAGGTTGTTTTGCGACATTGCGGAAAATGTTTATGAGGCTTTGGTCTCTGAACTGGGTGACCACCGTGTCAAAGCCTGCTTTGTACGCGTCAACTGCAAAAGCAAAACCAGAAGCTGCAAAATTAGGTGCAGTATCTGCGTTCAGTGCTCTGAACATGCCTTTGCGAGGAGTCTTTGGAGAAGGATGCACAACGTAGATGGTATTGCCGTAGCGATAAAGCTTGCTATCAGGCATCTGCACCTCCTTGACGAAGGCAGCGTACACGAATTCCATCGGGTACTCAGATTGTGTATTCTCAGCGGCTATTTTAAGTAGCTCACCAAGGTCTAGCATTTGTTGTCGGCTGTCTACGAGCGGCATATTAGATCCTCATGTTGAAAAGCGCAGCACTGAACACGTTGCCCATGCCAGCACTCAAGCTTAACACTGCCCCTTCAGGTGCTTCAATCGCCTCTGAGAGGAACACATGATCCTCCTCGCTACGATTCAAGATCCCAGGGACAGTTCCCTTTTCTAAATCATTGAACAGCAAGAGGGTCTCTAACAGTCCACTCGCTCCCATCGTATGGCCGATTCGCTGCTTGTACGATGTTGCTACAAAATCACTCAAGAACCCTTCCAGCGCTGCCTTTTCAGCATCGTTGTTAGATCTGGTACCGGTACCATGAGTTTTTACGATTTTAATTTGTTCTGAGGAAATTTGACAAAGTTTGAGCGCGCCCTCGATAGCTCGTCTAAAACCTTGTCCATCTTCTCTTTGTCCTATGGCGTTTTGGGCCACCTCTGTTGCTGTCCAAGCGGACAGAAGTTCGGCCCTGACTCGAAGCTTTGAACGCTTTACGGCTTCTTCTGACTCAAATACGGCAAACGCGGCACCTTGACCTATGTAGAATCCAAAGTTTTTGGAATCGAAGGCACTGGGGATCACCTGGTGAGCCTCAGCCATGCTCTCGGTCAGGGTTGCCTTAGCTTCTCCAAAGAACTGAAGGGTCATGTTGTTGACCTGGTCTTCAATAGCTAGTACAATTACCCGGTCAAAGCCGTAAAACTTGATCAGGGTCTGCACGTCCATCAAGGCCTTGAGGCTAGAAGTACAGGCGGTGGCATCTGTTGCCGTATGATCAATCTCTCCGCACTGCGCAGCAACGCGACCAGCATAGATCTGGGTCAAAGACAACGGAAGGACCTTGTAGTTGTAGGTCCATTCATTTTCTCGATTGAGTTTGGCGCCCTCGTTGGCAAAGTTGCTATTGCCGGCTGCCAGGATGAAGGCTGTCTTGCCTGTCTGGGTATCTTGGAGAAGCTTTAAAAGCGCGGGGTCCAGGACCTTTTCAGCTACTTTGTGGGCGGGGTTGATTAAGCCTGTCTTGATCCTGTTGTAGCTCTCAGGAAACAAGTGAACCTTTTGTGGAAAGGTGTGGTTCTCAAAGAGAGTTGTTTCCTCAGTGCTAGCAGTTCTGCTTTCAGTCAGGAAGATTCTCATACGAACCACTCCCTTGCTTGAGCGATATCTACCGGTTGTCTGCGTCCCCATTCCTTCAGGAAGTCAAATAATTCTTGGGGCGTGGTTCCCATCATCTCTTTGCTTTTCTCGTCTTCTACGTCGTAGATTTCGCAAAGATAGACCACGCACATAAGCATGTCAAGGCTGTCTAGACCGGTTTCCTTAAGAATCATCTCCATGGAGTCAATATGCCGAACTTCGCTGTTAAACGGCCTGGCTTTCTTAGCTACTTCATTCAGCAGCTCAATAAATTCTTGATCGGTCATTAGTCCACCATTTGTACAAAGCGTTGTGCCCAGGTACGCCAGTCGGTAAATGCAAATGGATCAGGAACGTTTTTCTGACTCAGCCCTGAAATAACGCAGAACTGTAGTGCCCATTCTTGCCACTTGTCCTCATCGTCTAGCCTTGAGAGCGCTCCATAGGTTGACAGATCCATAACGATCTGATCGGCCCAGTCGCGCAAGCCTATTATAACAGGTTGCGTGATCACGTGGAACCCCCTGCAACTCCGCCAAGCATATTGCCATCGGCTTCACCAACGTGGGCAATGACCTGGCCCATCTGGTAGTCACCGTTGATGGTGTTAGAGGTGAATTTAAACCGCAGTTCGCGGCGTTCTTCTTTGAACCAGACGATCTGCTCGTAAGGATCTGCAGGAGTTGCAAAGATCGTGCGTTCAGGACCTGGGACCTCAAGCGCCTTGGCGTTGGCCCTTCCGGTCAGCTGGACTGTCATGTTTTCAGACTGTATAAAATCAGGCTCAATGGCTTCAACACGGATCCACTTGTTCTTAGATCCGCCTGAAGGAGTCAGCATGCTCATGTCAGCTGTCTCAAAGAAAGAAGGAACCGCCGTGATGAACTGGCCGTCAATCTCGTTCACGTCATGCTCGTGCTGCCAGACCTTGTAGCCTTCCTCAGGAACAGTAACGCGTTGGTCGTCGTTTTGCGTGATCCGAAGGTCTCCGCCCTCTGTGATCCGGTTGTTTGACACAAAAGTAGACGTTTGTAGGCCGCACAGAAGCGGTGCAGCGTACAAAGGAGACCACTCCCCAGCCGTCCGTCCACCATTAGGCAACTCGGTGTCATACCAAGTGTTCTCACGAAGATTGTAGATGATGGCATGGGTGCACTCTGTTGCATCACCGCGTGGGTAGCACCACCAGATCTCGCCGTATCTAGGAACCTTGTATGCCCAAACTTTTTGGGCAGCTGCCCTGTTCAGGCCATCATAGAAGTAGTTGATGTTCAGGTTGTTGGGGATCTCGCGAACCACGCCGTTGAACATCAGCATGCGGTCTGTTCCGAGCCAGTAGTAGATGCCGTCGTATTCGATCACGGAGGCAGCCGACAAGATGCTCGATTCTGGGCTAATCGTGTCAAACTGGAAAACCTCTGTGCCACCAACAAAAGATGCCCTAATAACAGCGTCTGCGCTCCAAAAGAGGCCCGCGGGCGCGTTTCCTGGACCACCCCTAAGGGCTAGTGCACGAACGATCTTTTGACCTGCTACGCGGGCATTTCCTGAACCAATCCCTGTCAAGTCTGTTGGGGCTCCAGCCACCGACCACCCGACAACGCCGTCATTGCCAAAGTACATCAGGTAGGGATGCAAGGAGACCACGCCCCCAGTTGCGCTTACGCCGGCTGGAAATGTTGTGATCTCAGTCAGCGCACTGGTTCCTGTCATGGGGCCAATGAAGATCTGACCGCCGTCCGTGTTGCAAAGACAACCAGCATTAGGAGCCACTTGGGCAACGATCATGTTGGCAGCAGGAATAGATTGCGTGTCATAGATCACGTCAAACTGCCAAAGGTTGTCTTCGCTGGCCATATACGTAATTGGCGTGCGGTCGGTGATCAGACTTGAGTTGCCGCTTTGGTCAATGGTAAAACGCTCAACAAAGCTGGCGCTTCCAGAGTGAAAGTAAGTCAGGCCATTTTCTGTGAAGGTCTTGACCCCACGGCTGATCTCGGTCAAGTAGCGATTGATGACGCTATAACCTCCAACCTTACGGGGAAGGCCACGTTGCCAACGGACCCATTGGCCGTCGACATGGTAGTCGCCCTCGTACCTGGTACCATCACGCTTGATGCCAGGCAGCGACTTAAGGACGATTGGAGTTGTTGCCATTAGTAGGTTCCACCCTGGATTGGATCAAGACCGATGGCTGCTTGTGCTGCTGCTTGTGAGGCCGCAGTAAAGATTGCAATACCTGTTGCTGTTCCACCTAAGTTGATCAGAGCGTTTCCTGCCGTAGTGGCTCCTGTACCGCCATCAGAGACGCTAATAGGAACAGCCACGCCGCCAGTATCAGCAGCAACTACGTTAGTACCGTCAGAATACAAGATGGCTCGTGAGCCTTGGTTGACCGTATAGCCTGCAGCAATTGACGTTTTAACAGTCAGGGTGTATGGTCCTGTCGTGTTGTTAGCCACCCAATATTGCTGGACTGTTTGTGGCACAATGACTGTACGGTTTCCTGTTAAGACACCTGTGAAGCTGTAGGCAATCCTATTTAATTCGCTGCCAGACAATGTGTAGTTGCCTGTTCCTGCCACGCTAATTGACGTATAGTCAAACGCAAAGACAGGCGATTGCCCATAGCCAAGGGTGTAGAAGTTGTTGCCGTCCGTGAAGATGATGGCAGAATCACCAGGCTGGAAAGTCAGGGTAGAGGATCCGTTGATTGTCTGGGTGCCAGGAGGATCAACTAAAAGAGCACCCGTACCTTCATTGCGAAGCTGGAAGAACCAATTATTTCCAAGGGTACCGGCAGTGGACATGGTAAGGGTGCCGGCTCCTCCATTCCAAATGTAAGTTCTGGCTCTACTGTCTGTGTCGGCTGTAAAGTTGGTGCCGAAAAACGTGACCGGCATGGCCAATGACAAAAGGGAGCCGATAGCAATCAGTCCGGTACCAGCTAGAGACGCCGCGTTTGCCGTTGAGACAGCCGCTCCAAACTGGAATGCAAGCCAGGTGCCGCCAGCCGTTGTGTTGTTGGTCAGATAGATCTGCCAGACTTGGCCTGCAGCAGGAGCAGCAATCTGCGTCCCTGCGGCGTTCCTGATGATGAATGAATTGGCGCCGACGTTGTTGAACAAGATAGCTTGGCCAGTTGATGCCTCCAAGGCACTTGGTAAAGTCAGGCTCCAAGGACCGGCAGTTGCCGTCACATCCATGATGCCGGCGATCAAGTTTGTCGAAGGAGCAGTCTCAAGCGCCCAATCAAAAGTCGTGTTGGCTGTAAGGCTCACTGTGGCGTAGCTGATCTCTGCAGGAGAGATGTTGCTGCCGCCAAAGATGTTAGTGTAAGTGGTCATGTTAGGCCTCGTTTCTCACGGCACCACGGTCCAGGATCTTGCTCATGTCTTCGCCTTGCAACGCTTGCGCAGCTGATTGATACATGGCTTGCCAGACAGGGATTCGTTCGTCGTTTTTCAAGAATGGAGTTGCTTCCAACAGGGTTGCATACAGCAGCAAGTTGGGAGCGTACTGAGTGAGCCAGTTGGTCTGGGTGTTTTCATCCAACAAGACGGGCAACTCGTAATACAAGATCTCAATTGGGTAGGCAGAATTTGGCGTTGGCGCAATGATCCAATTGGTGTAGTTGTAGTCGCCGTAGAACACAGGCTCATCAACTAGCGTGTCATTGGGCCAGTAGCTTCTGATGTACTCGTAGGCTCTTGAGAATAGCTGGACGCGGGTATTGCTGCCCGTACTGGTTCCGATGTTCATCGAGATGGTCTCGCGCCAGCGGTCTGGCTTGGCAAGGACCGCAACGCCAGCCTGCAAATTAGTCACGACGACAGTCTGGAAGCCTTGAATCTTCAGGTCGCGGCTGATGCGGCGTTCTGCAAAGTTGATCAGGCTTGGAATCTGAGCATAGACCAATGGGTCCGTGACGACAGATGCCCCACGTTCCAGGTAGCTGCGGACGTCGTTTTGCAGCGACGCAAAGGTCATTGCTTGTGGCATTACACGTTCCTCTCAAAGTGAGGGCAGTCCACCAGGCTCTTAAAGTTTCCGCCCCAACGATTCTTGGGGTATAGGCTTTCCCAGTAGGCGCCCAAGGGAGCAAGGATTTCCTTGTCCCAGATGATGTTGCCATCCTTGAAGAAATTCAGGTCAATTGCGCAGCGTTTCAGATGAATTGAATTCATGGTCTTGCTGCGACCTGTCTTGACATAGATGGCTTGTTGTTCAGGTGTCCGCTGCAATTCGCCGCCAGTCACCATGAAACCTTGTTCTGTAGCGTATTGGATCAGCTTGCAAGCATCTAGCAAGAATGCTGCTTGTTCTTGGCTCAGGCTCATTCTTTGCCTCCCTTACGCATCTCCATGACCTTCTCAACGGTACGTCCGCCAAAATAAGCGGTCATCACTAACATGCCCCACTGGCCCAGCAGCGAGACGTATGATTCGCTGATCTTGTATCCTGCACCATCAAGCAAGGCGAAGATGAGGTAAGCCGTCAGCAGGTAGACCAATGTTCCAGGGCGAACGTTCTTTGACAACCAAGAATCGGAAGACATGTCAGCTTCCCAGCGGCGACTGACATTGTTGTCCTCAGCCACCTTTGCTGCCAACAAAGCTTTCAATTCTTCTTGTTCAATTCTTGCCTTTTCAATGCCGAGTTCCAGCAAGCGCTCTTCGTGGTCGTACTGAAGCTGGCGAAGTTTGGCTACTTCGGCGTCGGTAGGATTGTCTGAGATCTTTACGCCAAGCGCATTCTCAACAACTTCTTTGCCTTTTGCTTGTATTGCAGATGACAAAAGGCCCAGACCATTCTGAGCCAGAGTACCTAGTAAGGATGCAACAATTGGGATCATTTTTTCACCATCTTTTCACGTTCTTCAAGCAACCTGACTTTGACCTGAAGTTCGTTAATATGCAACATCAGGCCTTCTTTCATAAGGGCTCTTTTTTCAGCAGAGATTGGGCTGTCGGTAGGCACACCCTCTTTAGTGATGAGAGCAGGCATTGCACCTTCAATCTTGGTCAGACGTGTAGAGAAGTCATTCACCTGACCCAAAAGCCAGGCCAGTGAGGCCACAATGATGGGAATGACTGCTTTAAGTACGTCTGCCCAATTCATCACTTGGCTCCTTGAAACCAATGGATAATGTAGCCGCTAACAGTAGAGATCGCAGACACGATCATCATGCCGGCCCAAAAGCCGCCACGTCCCTTGTTTGCAAGGGCTAAAAGTTCTTCCATTCCTGCTTCAAGTTTGTCAACCTTTTTGTCAAGGTCTTGAACTTTCTGCAGGAGTGAACCATACTCTACTAAATCGATGTCTGCGCTCATATTTATTCCGCTGCTGATGTTTCAGGCTTTTGTTCTACTTGAGCGTCCGCCTGCGCTTTAATTTTCATGACCAACGGGAAAGCGCCCGTCTTAGTGGGCAAATCGCCCATGACCTGCAAAATCGCGTTGACTTCGTCAACTGTCAGTTTTAATGTCAGTTCCATTTTTTTCTCCAAAAGTTGCCATCAAAATAGGGTGATGGCTTCCCCAAAAACATTATGCCGCAGGAGGTGTTGGTGGTGTTGCCCAAGGCAAAGGTGGTTGAATCACCGTCGGGTTGATTTGCGCATCAATGTTTGCTTGAGCGACGGCTTCGGTCGCATCTTTGTCCACGCCATTGGCCCAGCACCAGCCCAAGACCTGCCCTTGGGTTAACTGGTCATAAGGGGTAAACGTACCTTCAGGAGCGGGAAATGATGTAGAGCCGTAGAGTGTTGTGGTGTAGTCCACAGCGTTGGCTGTTTGAACGCCGTTACAGCGCCAGCCTGCGGTGATGACAGTCTCAGGAGGAGTTGCTGTCGTAGGAGTGGTGTTCATCCATTCAATGACCCAAGTGATAGTTGCTGACATGATTTTTTCCTTTTAAAAATTAAGCTGACCAAGGCAAAGCGCCATCGGTTTCCACAGAAATAACACCAGACTTTTCGTCAAGTTTCTTTTGCAAAATTTCATTGATACGAACCTCAAGTTCGCTTTGAGCCTTAATCCAATCAACAACAGTTTCCTCCGTCAGGTTCTCAAAAGGAATAAAACTGCTTTGGGGTTCAAGTTTAAAAGCAGAGGCTCCGTCTTGGGTTACGGTGTTTACACCGTCAGTACCAATTGCAACCCACATTGCACTTCGCACATACTGCGAATGCCCCGCAAGGTCGTCAGTAGGCGACAGTTTTTTTACTTTATAAGTGATGTTGGTTAGGGTTCCCATATTTTTTCCTTAATTAAAGTACATAACTTGCAAAACCGTAAATAGACCACTCATTGCTACCCGAAATTACCGTGCCGGGTGCGGCGTAATTTCCGCTTCTGTCGTAAGCGCCAAGACACCCCCCTGCCGATCCCGCACCATAAACAGCGTTCCAATAAACTTGAACCGTGTTTGAGCCGCTATCTCCGTTAGTAATAACCCAGCGAACCGCCCTATTTGCGGCTTGAGAAGGATATTGAATAACACCAAAAGATGAGGCATTACTTGATTGAAGAAGTAAAGCGCCGCCGCTGTTTAATAAAGTAACATAGTTGGCAGAGGTGTGCCCAACTTGCAGGTTACTACCTGTGCCTGTAACAATTAACGACGTGCCAGAAGCACCAAGGTCACCACGGATTGTGCCGCCAGAAACATGAAGTATTTGAGTCGGGGTGGTGGTTCCAATACCTACTTTGCCGCCCATAATGCCCATTTGCATATTTGGCGTTCCAGCCCAATCGTACATAGCGGCTTGAATGTAGCCGTACTCTACTTGTGCGTTTGGTGCGCCACGTTGCCCACGGAATGAAATCTTGCTTCCGTATCCATCCGCACCACCTTGGTAGTTTGACAAAGCAAGTGCGGCAGTAACGCTTGCTCCTGAAGAATTAACTTCTAATTTACTGTTTGGCGAATCTGTACCAATGCCTACATTTCCTGCGGTAAATACCGTGCTAAAAGTGCTTCGTGGCGTGATGTCAAGGTTGCCGTTTCCGTTGTACAGAATTGTTGCGCCGCCCCCCTGATTGCTTCCAAGGTTTAAAGCATAGTTGTCTATAACACTGATTGCACCGTTAACTGTTAATTTACTTGAAGGCGCAATACCAACACCTAAACCTGTTGAGTTGAGGCGCATATATTCCGATGATGCGTCTGCATTTGTATATGCGTGAGTTGCGGCACGAGATTGTAAAATTCCACTGCTATTGGTTAAGATAGTTCCAGATGCCCCTGCGCCTCCAGAGTTCGTAAAACTTAACGCGCTATACGCACCAGAAGAAGCCAATGTTGCTGTAGCAACAGATGCAGACACTCCGAAATCACTGCCGTTAAACGTCAGCGCAGACCCAGTGGTAAGGACTTTAGAGCCGTTGAGGTAGGCCACTCCGTTGGC